GTACACCTGAGCGTGTTGTCCGGTTGGCTCAAGCGATACCCCACTGGACAGGTTAATAGCTGCCATTACTGTGCCCACCCGTGATTTTTGGCATAAAAATAAAGGCTGACGACCCCAGCACCAACAATAACCAGCAGCTTCGTGACGACTGTCCGTCCAATCTCGCGGTACATCTTCTCGGTCATGCGCTCGATTGTTTTCTCGACGAGCTTTTCGACGATTGCATCCATATCTTCTTCGGATAGCGCGGAACATCTGCGCTCCGGGCCTTTGTATGACGGTTTATTAAATGTCATCCGGCCACTCCAAAGCCGGCAGTTCAGAGAGGATTTCCTCGAGCGTTGGTGCAGGTATAGCGCCTGCCGTAAACTCGCCCAGAATCTCGTAACACTTGGTCCATGTGGCATCGCGTGCGGTCACGGCATACTGCCCTTCGGCTGCGAACTTCGGCACCGTGCTGGTTGCGTAGGTAGCTGCACTCAGAATCCCGTCGTAACCACGGGTACATGCGAAGTCATCCAGCCGTTTCTGCACCGCACTTGTGTACTGCGCGATGAGCTCATCGACGGTCGGCGAGGGTGGATCCGAGAGCACGGGGCATCCATTATCATCTGAAGCGATGATTTTCCCCTGGGCTTGTCCTTCGATCAAAGCAGCATGCTCTTCGGCTGTGATCTCAGTAGCATCTTCCGGAATAGCGTCACCGTGAATTTCAGTGGTATAAAAACCATTTGTTTGTGCGGAATAGAACATATTTATCTCCCTAATAACCAACCGCAATCCAGTTAAAATTCCAACCAGAGCTTGGAACTCCAGATAGATTGAGAGCGTATATGGCTGTGCCGGACAAACTTCGAGATGAAAAGACCTCGTAAGACATAGCAAGATCTGTACCTCTGTGCAACGCTATGAAAGAGAGCACACTAGTTGGGAATGCTATAGGGAAAACAATTGACGCAGCGCCACTAGATGATGTGCTGATATTACCTACTTGAATAATAGCTTTCCTACTTATACCCGCAATAACAAGAGGTACTTCAAACCAGGAGTTTAAGCCCAGTAATCCAGTCCCGATATTCACAGCCGGATTCTGTAGTACCCATTTATCCAACACCGAATCATATTGCAGCTCCAGCCAGTGGCCTGCACCTTTGATATCACCGGCAAGCAAAGCCTCATCGCTCCCCTTAACGATAGTCTTGGCTGCGGTGCTGTCAGCCTGAAAAGTAGGGGTGGTGGTCGAATTAGCGGATGCAGCACGCACATACAGCGTCATACCGTTGGTCAATGTGGTAATCGCCGGGGAGAAAGATGCAGTGATTGCGTTGGCTGTGCCGCCTGCTGCTGCGCTGTTATAAAGGCCACGCCGTATGACATCTCGCAATGCATCGAAGTATTGGGATGCTTCTACAGTATCGACAAGACCATTGGCCGTCATCTCTGCATCTTTTATCAGCGATTGGAAGAATGCCAACTGATCATTGGCCCAGTCCTGCTCCAGATATGTGCCGTCTTTAGCTGTCGGAGAAGTACGATTTTTGAAGCTTCCCTGCGGGTAGCTTAGTGTCTTGCCGTTAGCGCGACCGGGGTAACGATCGTCAAGATTGATTGCCATTCCTTATCCACCTATAAAGTCAGAAAACATTGCTTCATCGTCACCAAACTCCTTATCAGAATCGTCAAACTCAACCATGTCAGTCAGCTCGAAGAAACCACCGAAAAGAACCCCCTGAGGAACTTGCACAAGATTTGCATTGAACAATGCCCATCTCTCAATCTCTGTGAGGTCACCTGCAAACTCAATGGAGAACTGCATATCCTCAGTATCATTGATACGCAGGAACTTAGGCCCGACCAGAAACACCATTTCTTCGATGATGCTTTCAATAGTCGCGTCGCCATTGTTCTTCATGATCTTGGCCTTAATCGCCAGTCTGAAGAGGTCATCCGACATCTGCGTGTCATCCGATACACGCGCCTCAGAAAATATCGCGTATTCATCCCCACACTCGGCGCCATCAGTTGCATCGAATTCCGCTGTCTGCATTGCCAATTGACCGATAAAGTCGCGGGTGAACACAACGATCCGTCCGATTGTGTCGAGCTGAACGCCTTGCGCCTTGTCAATGTCGTATGACTCGCGTACCGCAATCGCTGCCGCACTGATTGATCCTCCCATGCGCCTGGCTATTGATAGCCAATCCATGAGCTTCGGCTGATTGCGATATTGCGAGTAGGCCCTCTTCGGGACGTTCTCGATCATGAAACCGTTACCGTGATGTTCGCATCGAGCCAGCGGCTCAACTGGTTATAGGCAATAGACTTGTTTGCTGCGATTCCATCAAGCGTCAGGCTGGTGACATAGGAATTACCGTACTTGCCGATGATCTGGTTAATAGGGGTATACATGGTGGAAAGCGGGACAGATTCACCTATATCAAAGCCGGTAGTCTTAAATCCATCCTGACCAGAAGGCGACTCACCAGCTGCAAACGAAATGATCGCGTCTTTGATCTGTGTTTCCAGATCATCTGGAAGCGTGCCATCGTTCTTGATGCCCACAACCACAGCAACATCCACATAGAACGGTCGGCCGAATGTAATTTTCTGCTGATGAGTGGCAATGGTGGGCGAAGTCACCCACTCTTCTTCCACTGTCCCATCTCCATTTAGAAGTACGCCGGGATTCTTCTTCAGGTAAATTGCCATCGCAATATCTGAAACAATGCCACCGTCTACCAGAATGGTTATCGAGTGTGGTGGTAGCCCATGCGGATTCATATCCGCGTCTACAGCGGCACTTCCGGTAGGATTGTTGTACACCTTGACGCGGCGTACTCCATCAAGGCCGGACAAAAGTCCATAAAGCGAATCAACTTGATTGTTACCTGGCTTGCCAACCGCTAGCCGGCGACGGATACGCAGACTGGAATCACGCTCTTTCTCAGTCCCCGGCGTTGCCGGATTAGCGTTTGTCACAGCTGAAACGCCAGCGATGGTCGTAATGATCTTTGTGATCGTTCCAGGTTCGGCCTGTATAGGGCCAATGAGTTGGCTTCGCACCGGAACGACAACAGTTCCTCCGGGACCTACAGTGAAAGTTTGATCCACTATCCAGCGCTGTCCGGTATCAGCCGCTTCAACGATGCTCTCGGCCAATATCACCGACCCGGGTACACCGGTAAACGTCAGATCTACATTGGATGGCGTGCCGGGGTTCCTGAATGTGCCGGTAATTGACGATATCGCATCAAGATCAATCCCAACCGCTTTGGCTGGGTCTTTGCTTGCCCAGGCTCGATACAGTACCTCATCGAGCGCAGAGAAGATTTCAGCATCGTGAGCGATCTTCAGTCCATCCGGGCTGGATGGATCGAGAATCCACTCGGTATCGATATCCAGGTACAGATTGCGCTCTTCTTCGAACCAGTCGTTCTGATTCTTGAGCTTATAGCCACTGGGCGTCAGTTCAGCCATATCACACCGTCACACTTGAAGAAAATTGAATGTCCTGCTCGCCGTATACGGTCAGCACCTGCGCTTGAACTGAAAGCGCGCGTGAATTCAGATCAAACTGCAGATCAAATGACAGCAGCCGGACGACGCCTGGCGATCGGGCTATTCGGTTGCGCAAAATCGCCTCGACCGCGTTCAGGTTGGCAGGCTTTCCCAGGATTTGCTGAAACCACGGCGTTCCGTCTGTTACGTCGCGAAAGTATTCGCCCAGAAATAATTTCAGGCGCGTCACGATGGTCTGCGCGATGGCCTGCCTCTCGCTCTGGAACATGCGCCCCCGCGTCACCAGATCGCCGTCCTCGCCTAATCGTCTGACTTTCATGGCGTTGGCGGTGGAATAACTGAATCGTTAATGCGAACAGTGCCGTCTGGAAGAAGCTTGATGTGCCCCGCACCGTTTTCGATACCGATCTCTCCACTGGATTTGATCCAGACATGATGGCCACCGTCGCGCGACTGTATGCGGATTCCGTCGTTGACGAAGTTAGGGATGCGTGTTGGGAGTGGCCGAAACCCAGGAATGAAAAAGGCATCGTACATATCATGGAAGCGTGACAGTGGATTAGTGGCGACACCGCCAGTTTGCTTCCAGCCATCGATGCAGCGCTGCGAGAACAGAATCAATCCTTCATCTCCCGGATTGATCTGGTGGATTACTGAGTATTGTGTGCCACCAAGGAACAGAACCGGGACATCTGCGATTGGAGGTGGATCATTCGCTACACCATTCACGCTAACTGTCTGCACACCTGCTTTCACCTGAGCGCGCTGCAAAACAGGATCGAACGCCAAAACATGCCCTGGAATAGACGTATAGACACCCTTCATCATCTCGCGGAAGACCGTTCTGAGAAGTT